GTCACGAAGATATTGTTCGGCTTTCACCTTCGGAAGTGAACCAACGTCAACGTAAAAAATACGTCTTTCTGGTGCACGAGCGATTCGATAAACAATCAACGAATCTTCCATTGATCTCAGGTTGTTGAACGGCTTGATAGCCTTGTCCAAATATCCAACGATCATTCCACGGTTCCTGTCAATCGAACCAGATGGAGCGAAGACAACCGAATCCTTTGACAGTTTGATCACGGACTGTTGATCACCCATTGGCATGTACTCGAAGAACTCAGTTACCTTCTTGAGGACAGGCGTGTTTGTTCTTTTGTCGAGGTCATACTCAGGGACAACTTGGCGTTTGATCTTGAAGGCGTCAATAGGTCTCAACTCTTTGATCCCTTTCTTCGGGTTCAGTTCGTCGATTATAACTTGGAAGTAAATCCGACCTTCAACATACCACTGTCGAAACATTTCATATGATTTCCGTTGGAACTTGATGAGGTGGAGTGCCTCTTTAAACTCTTCGCGGATGATCACTTTGATTTTCTCGTCCACGTTCAGAAGATCAAGACGTATTGACACGCTTGGTCTTTCATATTCAACGGTGAACGCTTCGTTAACGATATCGTCAATCGCGGCATCCGCTTCTGGATACATCGCAATATCACGATATTGACTAATTAGGTTTTGTTCTGTTTTAGCTTTGGTGAACTGTTCATACTGATGCCCAACCATACCGCCGACAGGAAGCTCTGTTCCGTCGTCAAGTTGGGTGGGAATAGGAGAGACGGGTGATTTGTCTCTCCGTGGTTGAACCAGCTCAAAACCAAAGAGTTCTTCTCTTTCGTTCATCTATTCTCCTCGAATGAATGTCATAATATAGTTGAGAATTATTGCGTCACTGAGGTTGACGATGTTGAAGCTAATCCCGCGCGTGAAGAGGTTGGGTCGATTGTAACATCATTTTCCCACCACTGATATGCCAAGGTAACTCCGAACTCTTCAATAGTGTCCGCATTGTCTGCGCCAACTTCGATTGGGTCAACAGTTGTTGGCCAAGCGCCTTTGATCACATAACGTTTAACAACTTCGCCATTTCTTCCTAATTGCTCTACTTCGAGATCAGCCACATAGCTATTGAATGTTGTCGCGTCAGTTCCATTTCCAGAAACGTTCGTCACACCACCGTTGATGCCTTCTTGCCATCTCTCAAACGCATTTCGAACAGAAAAGTTGTTATCGTTGATTACTGTTATAGTCCAATCTTCATAATTAGTATCGCCAGAAACCTTTAATTTTCTGCCTCTCCAGTTCACTTCGATTGGGTTGATTGTGCGACCAGGAAGTGATGCGGTCTTGATCATGAACGACGAAAGCTGTTCTGGTGTTGATGAACCGAAGATCCGGTTCGCGTCACCTGTTATTGTCGAGTTAGGGAAGGAAATGTTAACACGAAACAGGTTGGCGCGTGCGCCACCCTGAATCAATGCTGCTTTAAAATCGTCTATTCTCATTTTTTGCTCCTACGAATGCTGTTGTTTGTTAAAATATTCATGTTTAGCCAGCGACCTCATTGAACGAAACTCCGGAGCGAACCGCAACAAAGTTAAGGGTGATGAAGTTGATGCTGCTTGAAGGCTTGATGTAGATGTCAGCAACAAATCTGTTGTTAGCAACCACTTCAGAAGTGTTGTTTGACGAATCACAAACAACTTTGTAGTCTGTCATGCCTCGGCGAGATTTCACTTCGTTCAAGAAAGGCTCAACCGCATTGATGAACGCACGTCTGGTGATGTCATCGTTGAACTCGAACAACTGGAACTTCGAAGCTGTTGCAATCGCTTTTTCAAGTGCGATGAACAAACGACGAACGTTGATTCGGTCAAATGCTGATGGTCTCGACAAACCAGTCTTGTCACCGTAAAGTAACGTGCCTTGGCCTTTGAATGTCACGACTGGGTTAACTCTCTGAGTGTAAAGTGTGTCACGGTCAGACTGGGTTGGGTTGAAAGACAACTTAACCACGTTCTGAATGAAACCACGATTCAAGCCAGCAGGTGAGAACCAAGAATCATTTGAATAGTCTGTTCTTGCAGTCAATCCAGCGATGTCAGCGTTCAACGGTGCCCAGAAATACTCGTCATTATAACGGTCATATTGGCGTTTCCAACCCGAATCGAACATCACATAAGAGCTGCTGTTGAATCCAGTGGTTGAGTTGTTGAAGTAAGCTGCAACCTTCGCTGATGTTGGATTTGTCACGGCTGATGCATAATCAGGGGAAACAAATGCAACCGCGTCTTTGCGCGTCTCAGCAATATTTACTACATATTTCTTGACTGTTGTTGAGACGTTTCCGGTCACAAGCAATGAAACGTCAACCGCTTCAACGTCGTTCAGAACCGCCCAACCTGCCATTCTTTGTGTATCAGAAACAGATGTTCCGTCTGAACCGTTTTTCAATGCGTATTGACGAATGCCCAAAGAGGCGTGTGCGTTGTTCTCATTGAATAACTTGAATGGTGAAGTCAGTGAAGTGATTGTCGTGCCGATCGCTGTGGTGTTTGTTATTGACGAGTTGTCAACAGCATTGAATGCAGCAGTCTCTTCGTTTCTCACATAAACCCACTTTGAGTTGTTGTTGATGTAGTCAACGTAGAAGTTGGTTGCACCGTCGCTTGTCTTTGAGTTTTTGCCCTTCGATAAGAAAGAATATGTCTCAAGAAGTTCGTTCGCTGTTCCAGTCAAAGTTGAGTCAGTCGTGTAAACCACAACGTGAACTTCGTCTTGGATCAAACCAGAGATTGTTGTGCCCCAAACTGATGTTGATGGCTTGGTTCCGAACAATGCAACAGGAGTGTTTCCTGCACCAAACAATGACTGATTCTGGAAATCACTATCTGAGATTCCAGCGTCGATGATTGCAAAGCCGATGCCGTTGCCCAATGCTCCAGGATATCTGGCATAAACTGATCCAGTTGTCAAAGTTGCATTTTTGGTCAACCAATCGTTTTCGTTCTCAATCAAAGAAAGGTTTGCTTCAGAAGCGTTTGTCACGATTGAAACTGTGTTTTCTGAGTCGCCGACAGAGTAAGAACCTGAGTAGATTTCCTGAGGGAAGTCACGGGTTGCTGCACTGATGGTCACGACACCAAGGTTTGAAGAAATGACGGCTGAGAGATCAGTATATTTTGCCTGAAGTGCTGTCACAAGACTCGCTGCGATTTCTGTTGAAGTGTCTCCCGCAGTGATTGCTATCGAAACGCCTTTTGTTCCGCCGAATTTCACAACAGCGATGTCACTGTCGATTGAAGCGTGGTCAATGGTGATCGACAGAGTCGTTGATTCCGAGTCGGTTGCTGATGTTGCGTTTGAAGCGTCATCGGCGATTACGCGAACTAGTTGGATGTTATTTGAATAACTCAAAAAGTTGGCTGCTGAGTACCAGTCATCACGCGTATTTGATGCGCTCACAACTGACACTTTTGGATAACCAAACAAGTCGATCAGGTTTGATTCTGATGCAACAGTGGTTGCTTCCATTGCTGGACCCCATTCAAAGACGCCGGTAAAACCACCGATCGAAGTTGATACTGCTGGGATAATGTTCGTCAAATCTTTCTCTTTGACTTGGACTCCTGGGCTTACCAAAAACGCCATTGTATTCTCCTTAGTTTTATTAATCTATTTATTATTGTTAAAGGGGTAGATCCCTAACGATGCTATATTTACTAAATCCATTTCCTACCAATGGCCCCATGAGCCACCCCCGTTTCCGTTCGATGGGCTGCTGTTAGTGTCTGGGTAATAACTGTCTTCGTCACTCACGATTTCCCATACACTACCAGAAGCGTCCATCATCATTTCGTTCATTCTGTCGTTTCCAATAAATCCCATTGGCATCTGATCAGCTTCTTCCTCGACAAGCTTGTCGTTATACATTGCCGTTGATACGTCAGTGTCAGTGAGTTCTTTCCAATATTCCGATCCAACACACCAACTGAACAGAACCATACACATCACCAAGTCATCGTTGGTTCCTGGCTCTGCCTCAAACGACGCTTGAATGTTGTCGTTCTTTCTCGTGAATGTCGTCATCTCAACGAATATTTCATAGTCTTCAACGATGAGTTTGTCCGTTTCGATCAGTGATTTGAAGTTTGAACAGCCCTTCTTTTTCACTGATGCTGATGTCGTCACTCCGAGTTTTGCACCATGTCCATCACCCAACTGATATCCAGCTCGGCCTTTCGCGATTGTCTTGAGGACGTGTTCATATCCAAGTTCCATTGCGAGTGCTTCCACGACCTGAGCTCCGACGTCATTCGCCTCGACCAGCACATATGCGGTATTGAAGTAGTTCGCGACATTGAAGATAAACTGTGGATAAATCATGGGTGTGATGATGTTCGATCTAAACTTCGCCACCACTCGATATGGGATCTGTGTCACGTCAATCACGACGAATGCGGAATAGTCAAGTCTCATTCCCCTCGCGCAATCGACCGTCACGATGTATCGATGGTGTTCTCGAGGCTCTTCATAAAAGTCAACATCATCCTTTTTCCGGATTGGCTTTCGATAAGAGATACTCTGGAGCTTTGTCGGTGATATCAGTGTTGATGCCGAGCCGATAAATTGAGTTTC